AGGTTTCAAAGACACGAACGGCAAGTATTCGCCGCGAAAAGATATCACTCACATTCGTTTTATAAACGGCTACAGGGCTAACAGTCCTATGCTGGTAGCTGAATGTAAAGAGATAGGTTGTTATACTTTCGTTAATGAGATACCTGACGGTTTGAAGAAAGGTGATATCTCGATCGAGATAGTTTTAGGCAAAGTTGTTGAACACAGTTAGTTAACTATATTGTTTAATTTAATTCTTAAAGTCATGCCAAACGACGAACAAGGATGGGAAAGTGCTGAAACCTGGAATGCACCAGTAAGATAGGGCACTTCAAAAGATGAAACAAGCCCCCGCATCGGGGGCTTTTTTGTATGAACGGGCCACTTGAAAAAATAAGGCAAGAGACTGACAGTATAATACTATTCAGCTCGCTAACCGGCAAAGATTCTATTTTAATGACTCACTACTGCAGTCAGATCTTTGACCGTGTTATTTCTGTTTATATGTATATAGTCAAAGATCTTGAGCACGTCCAGAAATATCAGAATTATTTTTCAGAGCGATATTCGAACATAGAATTCATTCAAGTACCTCATTTTTCATTATCAAAACTTATCCGGACTGGCTTTTATGGGATTAAGCAGGACCGGACAATGAAGAAGATCCAACTCGACGACATTATTAACCAGGTGCGGGCAAAGGTCAAAATTGGATGGGTCTGTCTCGGTATGAAAAAATATGATTCTATTCACCGCATGTTTGAACTAAAAGAGATGGAAGATCAGGCTATAAACAGAGCAGCAAAAAGAGTTTACCCGCTAGCAGACCTGAATAATAATCAGGTCATTGACCTGATAAGGCATTATAACCTACCGCAGCCAGTAAGTTACGAAAAGGGCCACTCGCAATGCGTAGAAGTTAATAATAAGCATTTTATCGGATGGCTATATGAGAGATACCCTGAAGATCTTAAAAAAGTCATTGCTCAATTTCCTGCATGTAATTGCAAATTATATGAATACCTTGAGTCAAAGAAAGCAGTCCAAAAAACAGCCTGAGAAGAAAGAGAAATTTAAGAAGAGCGAAACCGTGATCATAAAACGGTCGCAGATAAATTTCATGCCAGGCAACCCGAAGAGGCACACACAAGAGGCCGTACAAAAGCAGCTCAGAAACTTTAAGAACGTCGGCTTCCTCGGTGGTATTGTCTGGAATGAAACAACCAGCAACCTGATATCCGGGCACAAGAGGCTGATGGCAATGGACCAGATCATTGGTTATGACGGCACACCCGCGAAAGATTATAATGTGAAGATTGAGAAGGTCAGCCTGACGAGAAAGCAGGAAATAGAACAGAATATATTCATGGACGCACAGGCAACGAACACACCTCAAGACCTGGACATGCTTGCAAACCTCATTCCGGAAATAGATTTCAAGCTCGCAGGACTTGAAGACAACGATTTGAAACTTTTAAATATTGAAGTGCCTCTTTTTACAAGCGAGAACACAAGTATCAAAAACGACTTTCAGAAACTCGGTAGTGACTATGAACAGCGGAAGAAAAAAATGCAGCAAATCAAAAAAGAACTAAAAAGAGGCCTGATGGCATCACAAGGAGCTACTTATGTAACCCTGAGTTTTGATAAATATGAGAATAAAGCTCAATTTCTGGAAACCTACGGCTTCAATCCCGATAGTATTATGATCAAAGGCGAAGAGTTTTTTGAAAAGATGAATGAATGATTGAACTGCATATTTATAAGATATGTATGTAAAGAAAAAACACAAACGAAAATCCGGAAGGAAAAGGATTATAATTGATTGGCAGAAGGTTGATTTTTACCTGAAAGCTGGTTGTAATGGCGCAGCAGTTGCAAGATTATTGAACTACCATCCTGATACTCTTTATAATGCAGTTAAACGGAAATATAAAAAAGATTTTTCTGCTTACCGCGCACAAAAAACAGAAGAGGGTGTCGCTCTGGTCGAGGGTACAATTTTTAAAGACTCCATTGAAAAGGGTGGAATTGATAGAATATTCTGGCTAAAGAACCGTGCAAAATGGGCCGATAAGACCGAGGTTGAACATACTGGATCAATTAATCTATTTCAGAAACTTATTCAAAAAGCCACATCTGATGAACCAGGCGATTCCAAAAAAGATTGAGATAACAGAAAGGGAGATAAATGTTTTCAAGGGCTGGCAGCAAGACTGGTGCAAGTTTGCCAGAGATGTTTTTAATGTCAATATGGATCCCGAACAAATAGAAATACTTCAGGCAGTACAGACACATAAAATGGTATCTGTAGCTTCCGGTACTGCAAGAGGAAAAGATTTTGTTGCAGCTGTCGCGGCTCTTTGTTTCTTATACCTGACACCGAAATTCAATTCTAAAGGGGAACTGATTGAAAATACAAAGGTTGCAATGACAGCTCCGACCGGGCGCCAGGTAAAGAACATCATGCACCCTGAAATAGTGAGGCTCTTTAATTCTGCAAAGGTTTTGCCTGGCAGACTTGTATCGTGTGATGTCAGGACTGAATATGCAGAATGGTTTTTAACGGGATTTAAAGCCGAAGATAATAAAACCGAGGTATGGTCCGGCTTTCATGCTGTGAATACAATGTTTATTGTCACTGAGGCATCAGGGATCAGTGAAGAGACATTTGCAGCCATAGAGGGCAACCTGCAGGCCAATTCAAAGATACTTATAGTCTTTAACCCGAATTCATCAGTAGGTTATGCTGCCAGGTCAATGAACTCCCCACGCTGGAAGTCATTTCGCCTTGACGATCTTACGGCGCCTAACGTGGTACAGAAGCAAAATATTATTCCCGGACAGGTCGATTACGATTGGGTGAAGGACAAAGTAGAGACCTGGTGCACTATAATACAGGACAGCGAGATAGATCTTGATAAGGGTGATTTTGAATTTGAAAGACGGTGGTACAGGCCAAATGATTTATTCCGGGTAAAGGTCCGGGGGATGTTCCCGGAAGTATCGGAAGATTCACTGATACCACTTAGATGGGTTGAGCTTGCAAATGAAAGATGGAATAAATGGAGAGAGGCGGGAGCAACACTGAAGGGCAAATACCGCAGGGGTGTTGATGTGGCAGGGATGGGACGCGATAGTACCGTATCATGTGACAGGGTTGGTGATGTGGTTAAAGGCTTCAACGTTCATCAGTCAAGTGGCAAAGCTGATCACATGCAGGTAGCAGGGAATATTACAAGCGATATAAGCATTATTGAAGAAGCTTTTATTGACACGATAGGAGAGGGCTCCGGAGTTTACAGCCGGTTAGTTGAACTTGGATTTGAGAGCAAGGTTTATTCAGTTAAATTTTCTGAGTCTGCTATTGATCTGCATGATATCACAGGACAACTTTCATTCGCCAATATGAGAGCCTACCTGTTCTGGGCTATCAGAGACTGGCTCAGTCCTGTCAACAAAATAGAATCATGTCTGCCCCCGGATCCACTGCTGACACAGGAACTGATTGAAGTCAAATATGTTATTCAGAGCAACGGCAAGATAATCATTGAACCCAAAGAAGATATTAAATCCCGCCTGGGCCGTTCAATAGACCGCTTTGATGCACTTGCAAATACATTTTACCCGTACATACAGAGCGAGACGAGAGTATTCCCGGAAGGGAGCCTGAAAACATATAACGAATTACCACCGGATGAAAAGGACGATAAGGGTGAAACGGTTATTAATTACTTCACGATAGCTTTTGCGCGTGCCGCAGATGAAAGCATGGATTACTTTGCAATGCCAGTGGCAAGGGTTTATCCCGGGAACAGGGTTTATGTAATCGACGCTGTTCTTGAACTTAACAATCTCACACTTCAGAAAGATCAGCTTCTGGGCAAGGCTAAAGAACACAATATCAAAAAGCTTGTCATTGAGACAAATAGGGAGGGAGTCAATTTCATGCGAAGGATAAGAACCCTGCTTCATGGCATCGAGGTCTTTGGCCAGTATGCCAAATCGAATAAAAGAGAGATGGCCCGCATACTTGCCAATGCCGGATTTGTGAAGATGTATTTCTATTTCCCTGAAAACCCGAACCCGACTTTGCAGACTTTCATGAACCAGGCTTACAGGCTGATGAAGACTTCTATTAAGGAAGATGACGCAGCTGATGCATTGACAGGGCTGGCAGCATACCTTGAGAAATATCACGGGATGTTTAAAGAAGATAACCAATAAAACTAACTAATATGGTAACAAAAAAAGAATGGGGAGAATTCAGGAATACTGGCTTACTCCTATTTATTAATCAGATACTTCATGTATTTGGTTGGGCGATTGTATTTGAAATTGATGAAGAGATTATTAAATCTGTTTATCCAGCAAGGGTAAAGTTCAGGGGATTTGATAATGATAGTGTTTCTGAATGCTATTCAAAGATAACCGATTATTTAAAAGATAATATTGAAGAGTTATCTAATGAATCAAAACTAAAATGACAACTAACCAAAAACCATATTAAAATGACAATTGAGATTTATGTACACGAAAAAGACACTTCCCGGGATCTTACAAAAATTATTGATGTCACCGGGAAAACAATTGAAGTCGAAACAATATGCTATAATAATGGTGATGAACGGCTAAAACATATAGGACAATTATCTCCAATTTGTTATGGAACTCCAGTACAATTAACTGGAGCAGGATCACTGATATACTGCTCTTTTACAGATTCACAAGGTAAGAAAGATGATTTTATTATACTTCGTGGATGGCTAAAAATTAAAGACAAAGGAGGACTTGTCAATGAATTTAGTAATTTTTAAATCAAAGTAATAACTAACCAAGACAAACGATATGAAAGAATTATTAGGAATTGTGCTTTTTATTATGGCAACTACATGTTTCATTGCCGGATTCATTTGTGTAATAAGGGCGTTGACCCCTAAAATAAAGAAACTCCTTTACAGGATTCTTAGGAACGACATGATTAAGAGACTTAAAAGGCAAGGGTTTAAAGAACCTGATATCAATACTGCTTTATTGGCATTTGGATTGTCACCAACGAGCAATACATTTACTATCCACTTTGAATTACGTCCTGAAGTCTTACAAGAAGAAATTAGAAAGTCCAAAGACACCATTACTGATCTGCGGAGCATGTTAAAGATTAAGGCGGAAGAGTGTGAACGACTTAAGAACCCGCCCCATGAACCAAAATTCAAAATAGGTCAGACAGTCGGTAAGTTTGCTGTTTCTAAGACGGGAACCTCGGAATGCAATCCCTATGAATGTGTTGATAAAGACGGGGATATATTCCGTTTTACTGAGAATCAGATTGAAGCAATGATGAAACTTAACCCGGAAAGCAAATGACTTGTATAGTAGGATATATTGATAAGCAGAACAGAAAAATCTACATGGGTGGTGATTCTGCTGGTGTTGGAAGTTATAATATCAGGACTCATAA